CAGCCAAAAAAAGCAAAGCCACACAAACTGCAGCGAAAAAGAAACAGACTAGAACGATTGGCCTTGCGAAAGGCGGTGCGCCAAAGAGCAAATCAAGAGTTAACGAAGCTGGCAACTACACTAAGCCAGGAATGAGAAAGCGACAGTTTAATCGCATTAAAGCTGGTAGTAAAGGTGGCGCACCGGGTCAATGGTCGGCTCGTAAAGCACAGATGCTTGCATCAGCTTATAAGAAAGCTGGTGGCGGCTACAAATGATTCATGCTTTTCTCCTGTTTGTTTTTATTGGAATAGGGGAAGATAAAAAATTAGTAAGCAACGATTTGTATTTCAAAGATTTAAATGATTGTCTTTGGTATGCACAAAAATTGCACAAACAAGGCAGTGAAATAACATCCTATTGTTTACCAAGAAGTATTGATTCAGGCACAGTGAGAGTATACTAATGGACCCTATTACCACAATGGCAACAGCCTCTGCCGCTTTTAAAGCACTTAAAAGTGGTTTTATGGTAGGCCGTGACATTGAGCAGATGGCAGGAGATTTGTCACGCTGGATGGGTGCCTTATCTGATTTGGAACAAGCAGAGAAAGAAGCAAAGAACCCGCCGATATTTAAAAAGATGTTTGCAGGAAAAACTGTAGAACAAGAAGCACTAGAGGTTTTTACTGCCAAACGAAAAGCGCAAGAACAGCGGGATGAATTAAAGTCTTGGATTAGCCTAACACTTGGTCCTAAAGCATGGCAAGACCTAGTTGCTACGGAAGGCAAAATTCGTAAGCAGCGACAGGAAACAATTTACAAACAGCGTGAAAAGCGGCGTAAGTTTATTGAAATAACCAGTTTAAGTATACTGGCATGTATTGGTGCATTGCTTTTATATTTCTTCGTAATGTTCTTAAAAGGGCTTGACGCACGAGCAAGCGAGACTATACCAGACTATGTAAACTGTCGTTTGGTTGGTTGCGAAATTATAGACGGGTCAAGAGTCTGTATATACAGAGGTCCAAACAATACGCAAGAAGTAGTGTACATGGATACTAGCGAATGGTTTCCCCAAGAGTTAATGTGCAAGTATGAACCTAATAAAGTAAAACCACCAACAATACGAGACACCCTAGACGCTATAAAGAAAGCAATGGAATAATGGCACTTGCAAAATCTCAAAAAAGTCTTAAATCTTGGACAAAACAAAAGTGGCGAACTAAAAGCGGAAAGCCATCATCTAAAACAGGAGAACGATATCTCCCTGAAAAAGCAATAAAGTCCTTGACAAGTGCAGAATATGCTGCTACAACTAAAGCAAAAAGAGAAGGTACAAAAGCAGGAAAGCAGTTTGTAAAGCAGCCTAAAAAAATTGCAAAGAAAACTGCTAGATTTAGACGAGGAACGTGATGTTAAATTTATTGATTGGCCCTGTTGCAGAACTTGCCGGAACATGGCTAAAAGGTCATGTAGAAAAAGGCAAGGCTAAAACGGAAGCTGAAGTTGCAAAAAAGAAAGCAGAAGCCATTGTATATGAACGTAAAGCAAATGCTGAAATTGATTGGGATTTGGAAGCCATTAAAGGTAGTGCATCCTCGTGGAAGGATGAATGGCTTGTAATTCTATTTAGTGTTCCACTTATCCTTGCATTCATTCCGGGTATGGAAGGTATTGTTGAGCAGGGATTTGCACAGCTTGAAGCAATGCCAGATTGGTATCAATATTCTCTTGGTGTTATTGTTGCTGCATCTTTTGGTGTTCGTTCTGCCACAAAGTTCTTTGGTAAGAAATAATGAGTTGGTTTAAGTCTCTCATAGAATATAATCTAATTGCACGTATAACCATGCTTGCATCAGTTATAATGTCTTGGCGTTGTGCCGAATGGTACATGTCTTTGCCTGACCCTACAACCCAACAGTCTGCATTTGTGTCTGTTATCATGGGTGTTATGACGGGTGTGTTTGGTATATGGATGGGTCAGGAATCTAAAAAATGACACCTATAGTGTGGGCTTTAGTATTAACAGTTTGTGCATCTGATGGTGCGTGTTATAAACAAACTATTGAAGAGTTTAAAACTTCTAGCGAATGCTTGGATATAAAAACATTACATAGTTCAATGCCAAAGGATGGGAACTGGGCCAAGGTTGAATATACCTGTGGAGTAGTTGGGGCAGTTAAGATATGAAATATAACCGCGAACAGTTTATTGAAAAACTAATTCAGCATGAGGGATTAGAGTTACAGGTGTATCAAGATACACTTGGAATTGACACTATTGGTATTGGAAGAAACCTAGAAGACCGTGGTATTAGCAAGGAAGAACTAAACGAATTAAACATTCCTGATATTGATCATATTTATAAATATGGTATTACTGAAGCTGACGCTATGGCTCTGGCAGAGAATGACGTTCAGATTGTCGAAAGTGAACTGTTAGCAACGCACCCTTGCGTGGACAGGTTAGACTCTGTACGTCAACTTGTACTTGTAGACATGGCATTTAATATGGGTGTACCACGTCTATGCAAGTTTAAAAAGATGTGGGCAGCAGTTCATGCTGAAGATTTTTCAACTGCATCAAAAGAAATGCTTGACAGCAGGTGGGCAAATCAGGTAAAATCACGGGCAGTGAAGTTGGCTCATGCTATGCACAACGGAGAGTTTTGATATGGCTAGACAGCTAAACGAAAGACAACAGAAGTTCCTTGAGGTACTCTTTGAGGATGCTGGCGGTGACATGGTAATGGCAAAAAAGTTAGCAGGGTACTCTGACTCTTCTAGCACTACTGCTATTGTAAAAGGTCTAAAGGAAGAAATTCTAGAGGCTACCCAGATGTATATGGCACGTAATGCACCAAAGGCTGCTATGGCTATGACAGGTGCATTGTATGATCCAACAGAACTTGGTATTCGTGACAAGATGGTTGCGGCTAAAGAACTGCTTGACCGCGTTGGTCTTGTGAAGACAGAGAAGATGCAGGTAGAAGCATCTGGCGGTGTTATGCTTATGCCGCCTAAAGCAACAGTAGAAGAGGATGATGACTGATGGGCAAACTAAAAGCAGGTATGAAGCTGGCAGATTTTTTGGCTCAAGCTACAGGTAGACAAATTAATAAGTTGGGAAGTAAACTTGGCATGGATAAGGATATCCTAGAAGACATGTCAGAAAATCAAATAAGGGGCGCTATTCTGGATGAAAGTCAACAGTACATGCGTAATAAACGGAAGAATGTTAATCGCCGTGTCGGTGCTGCTGCTGCTGGTGGTGCTGCCACATACGGAGTGGTTGACTTTATTCATGACATGCTTGGTATATCATCTGTTGCTGACGGCACCTTGTCAGCTGAAGAACGAAAACCAAGAGACAATACAAAAACTAAGAAAAAAGCTAAGGCAAAATCCGATTCAAAATCTGTAGATGCACCACCTCGTAAACCCAAACGTAAAAGTGAAACAGATTCAAAAACTGTAAAGGCACCGCCTCGTAAACCCAAACGTAAAAGCAAATCTGATTCAAAGTCTAATTCTGGTGTTACCTTTACCTTTGATACAGTAAAGAGGCGTACAGGTAAGCAAGACTTGAGAAAAGGCGGTATGGTTATATCAAGCGTAGATAACCGCAAGAAGCGATAGGAGAAGATACATGGCTAAAACTTCACCAGATAATAAACGCTTTGGACATAAAGACTATAGAGAAAAAGGTATGTTTTATGGGTTACATGACTACCTTGAGAAAAAACGCCGAGATTTGCCAAGGCGTGTCAGGGAGTATAAAGATACTCCGGGTTTCCCAGCAGAGGGTACACCTGCTGCTAGAAAATTACGCAAACAGGGTAAACCTGTAGCAGCAATATAAAAGCTATCGTTTGGGATTATGACTAGTTTTATTGATTGGGATGCGCCAATTAAAGTAGGTAGAAAAAACGATACATGCCCTAATTGCGTAACAAAAAATATGAAACGTAAGGGAAAAAATAGACGTATATGTTTAGACTGTGACACATTATTTATTAGGCCAACAGATGAGCAGAAGCGTAGGCAAGTGGAAACTTCCACAGCCAACAGACATTAAAGAAGAAGATGAATGGATACAGATACCTCGTATTGCTAGGACTGTTCCATTTGGCTATAAACAAAACGAAGAAGACTCTGACCTTCTTGACCCTATACCAACTGAACTAGACTTGCTTGAGAAGGCTAGGCAGTACACAAACCAGTATTCTTACCGTGAAGTTGCTAATTG